CTCCTTGAATATACATTGAAAAGGTTTTAACCCTTCCAGACATTTCATGCGGATCTTCTATTTTTACAGTTAACGCAATCCATTTAGATAATTCTTTGGATCTCATTTCAGCTTTGGTAATTGTGATAGGATAATCACCCGCTGGAAGTATATCGCCCTTTTGAATTTCTTTCGCTTCTTCAGCACCAAAAATTTCAAAGTCATCTGAACCATTTCCAAACGCATCGTAATTTTCAACACTCATTATACAGTCTCCTTTTTAGAACTAGAAAAAATAGAATTGATCTTAGAAACAAACACATCAACAGACATAACACCAGATACACCGGGTATCCTAGACTTTGCAGTTAACCCGCCTCTAGGAGTAACTGTTACAGTTCGTTTTACATTCTCACCTTCCTTTTTAATAACTGATTTACCATCTTCATCAATCAACAAATCAATCTCAATGAACCCAATTAAATCGGCCCAACTTGTTGCCCATTCAGTTAAAGACTTATCTCCCCTCACTTGGAAAGCTGCATACTCCCCACGGGTTGGATCGTTAACATTTTTGATGGTTGAATGAGCTAAGAACCAAATCCCAATATCTTTTTTAGAACACAAGGAATTGATTGCTAAACTCATTTGGGTTGAAGCTTCTACTAAGCCTTTACCATAACCCCCACAAGCTAAAACAATAGAACTTGAATTGCTTTGGGTGCATATATGTTGATGCAATAACCTTTCTAAAGCTGTTAAAGAATCAATAACAATGTTTTTATAATCAAATGTTTTTGATCCAGATACTTCCTTTAAAATTTCTTTGATGGTAGATACAAATTCAGTCCATGAATTAATGCGGATTGCATCAACATCAATGCCTGAAATTCCATCCTCAACATTCAAGAATAAAGGTTTCTCAAGCTTACTACCTAGCGTTGATTTGCCCGATCCTTCAGGCCCAAACAAAACGCATTTAGGTTTGTTCATAGGCCCAAAATTAATAGGCTTTGAAATGTTCATTAATCATTCTCCTGTTCGTCAATGTTAAAGATTCTTAAAACAACATCATAATTGTTTGCAGAAAACCAACCCTGTTTTAATTTCATTTCGTGGTTTTCACCAAAAAAGTGTTGGCAACCTAATGTTAAAATCTGATCAAAAATATCACGGTGAACCGTAACATTAAACTTGGTTTTAGTTTCTAAAATGTTAATTGTTCCAATGATATCTATTCTACTATCGTCAGCAAAATTTGAATCAGGTCTAATTTCCGTAACATCAAAAGATGCTCGATCCGAAAATTTCCTGTATCCCATTTGATTCTTTTCCATTCCCATATCAAGAAATGGTTTTAGACATTCAAAATTAAAATCAAGAATTACTAAAAAACCATATCCATCGATTTCAAGATTGTTAAATGTTCTTGACTCCGATGCTCGATTAAAGATTCTTTTCTTTGGTTCAACCGATGACATAACATACACCCCTTTAAAAAAAGTAAAAAAATCTAATCGGTAACTGTTTGTGTGAACAGAAATAATTATGAAACAATCATAATTAATTACCGATTAAATATCATCTAGTGAAAGGTATTCGCTAACATCGATTGATGTCCTTGCGTTGGTTTTATCTCCAATTTTATCGCATGAAGAAAATTCATGTTTATAATCTTTAGGATGAAAAATAGGTAAACCGTAAAAGCTTCTGGCAATCATTAGAAGTTGTTTTTCTTCTGATCCCGGTTGAAGCTTGGTAGGTTTCAAACATTCATCTTTTGAAATCATTTTCGGAGAATTCCTTTTCTATACTCCCTCACCACAATCGTAGTATAAGAACGCTAAAAATAAAAAGCAATAGCAATTAGACAAAATAAGAATAAATAATATTTTCATAACTGGTATTACAATTACAACTGTTATTGTTATAATTTTTTTGTAGCCAATAAAGGAGGTAAAAACATGGCGAAAAAAAGAGGAACGAAAAAAGGTGAAAGGGAAAAGCTTTGGATTATTTTCCGTCTAGGTTCGGATTTAAAAACAAAGATTCATCACCTCGCATTATCTAAGAACAGAACGATGAATGGTCAAACGCTGGAAATTCTTGAAAACTATTTTAAACTGAAAGAGGAGTTACAGAAAAATGATTTACCCAATTGAATACATTTCGCATAGCCGTTTGGAGATGTTTCGCAAAAATCCGCAACTGTATAAAAAAACCTACATTGATAAAGTTACTGAAAGAACTTCATCCCCTGCAATGATGCTAGGTTCTTTGGTGCATTCAATGCTTCTTGAACCTTTAACTGTTGAAGAAAAGTTTGCAGTTAGTCCAATGGTTGATAAAAGGACAAAAGCGGGTAAAGAAGCTTTTGAAGAATTTCAAAAGAGTTTGAAACCTGAAACCCTGATTGTAACGCATGATGATATTGCACAAGCTAATCGAATGATTGCAGCTATTCAGGAAAATTCAGCTTCAGGTTATTTTCTTAATTCTCCCTGCATTGTAAAAGAGAAAGAAATTTTAACAGAAGTTGTATTTGACGATGAACCAATAAAGGTTAAGTTTATTTGTGATGCTTATTGCCCTGAAAATAATTGGGTTCTGGATCTGAAAACTACTGCATCTTATGATGTTTTTGATTGGGGCAAGGATTGCGTTTTTAACGGTTATTTTCGGCAATTGGCTTTGTATCGCTTTTGCCTTAGATCGATGCAAATACCTATCAGGGAATGCTTTCATATCGTAGTTGATAAAGGGGAGTATCCTACTTCGATGGTAGTGCAGTTTGATAATTCTGATATTGATCGGTCTGAAAATCAGGTATTTGAAACGATCAGGAAATTTATTGAATCGCATCGTACAGGTGTCTTTCAACCTGTTCATTATGGTATTGTTCCTAAAGTTACTGCTCCCGCTTGGTCTTGGAGATAATTAATTCCTGATGCGGAGATACATCAGGAAGTAAGCTGGTGGCAATGGCTATACGGGTAAGCTTGTTGCGAACCCTAAAAAGGCATTAGATTTTACCGAGTCTAATTAGTAACACACATTGCCATCTGTATTATAATAAAGGGAAATATGAATAAAAATTGGGGTGCAACAATCCTGTTTACATTGCCTCCTTCAGCTAATAGCTGTTGGCGAAGTGTTAACGGAAGAACAATTCTTTCAGCAAAATACCGAGAATGGAAAGAGGAAAACAAACCTATTGGAAAGGGAAAAGTTTTTTGCCCAAATTATCCTGTTGCGATTACGATAATTGTTAGACCGGGTAAGAAGTGGAGAAAATGCGATCTTGATAACAGGGTTAAACCAATTCTTGACCAGTTGACAACTTGCGGTTATTTAACGGATGATAATTGTGATTATGTAAAATCAATCACGATTGCATTAGGCGAAAAAGTTTCTAAGGATTTTGAATCTTATGTTGAAATTGATATGACAAAATTTGGAGATGTTTTTGTATAATGTTTCCTATGAATGAAAAGATTTCACAACTGGAAGCTATTCAATTAACAACCCGCAGAAGTTGTTTTTTGATCAGGGAATATACAGGTTTGGAAATCATGCCTGAAGAACTGTTTTCGATTTGTCATGAAGCTATTTCTTTGCTTGCATTGAAGTGGGATTCTGAATTAATTCCTGTTAAAAAGAACCCTGAATCAATCATAAACATAGTGGTTACTATGAATGTTATGGAATGGTGTATCAAAAGTAAAATAGAAATAAAAGGCAAAAAGGAGTACAAACTAAACGCACAAAAAATAAGTGACGATCTAGAATTTATGGCAGAACATTTTGAACGAATGTTTCCCGGTCTAATGAATTCTAAAAATGTGGAACAATCTCTACACGATGGAGTTTCGGCAACTGCAAACGCTGTCGAAAGTAATGGATTTTTCTGGACAAAAAAGTTGAATGAAAAGATAACAATGTTAATGAGTTTTTATCCTGTTCTGCAAATTCACGCAAAACAGAATAAGAAATTGAATGAACTTTTGAACTGTTTGACAACTAATAAAGGGGATAAAAATGGCTTGCAAGATTAATGAAATGGTTTATGTTTCTAGTGCGGAAGCTCGAATAATTACGGGTGAATCTGCAACAAGTGTTATGAATTCAATTAACAAATTGATTTACACCGATTGCGTAAACATGAATGATTTTGAATTTGCTAAGGATATTTTAAAAGATGCTGGTGTTCTATCTGATGAAATGGAATTAAGAATAAAAAAGATTACTGAAAAAACTAGAACAACTTGGTTAATTCCAATTGATCAGGTAATTGCAAAGGCAAAAAGGTTTAGAGAAAAGGAAGAAAAGAATATTGAAAGAAAACTGAAAAGGATTGAAGAAGCTAAGGAATTGATTAAATCCCTTGAAGAAAAATAAATAAAAAGGAGTTTTTAAAATGCAATCATCAGTAAATTACCAAGTGTTTTTTGCAAAATGTGTTGAGACTATGCAATCTCGATCCATTCATTACGATGATCCTGAAGTGAATTTTGATCGTATTGCAAGAGCATGGAGTATCTTCCTGAAGCGGGAGATTTCGCCTTATGAAGTTGCTATTATGATGGTTCATTTGAAGCTTGCAAGATTAGCTAATGGGGTGCATCTGGATTCAATAGAAGATGCTGCAAGCTATTTAGCTATTGCAGAATCTTTTGCACAATCGGAAATAGATCAGGAAGAAGAAAAATTTGGAAAGATAAAGTTATGATTGAAATTAATAGCATTTACAATGAAGATTGTTTATTGACCATGAAAAAAATGGATTCTGAATCTGTTG